ACGCTGGACCGCAGACTTGGGCGCTTTTCTCGCCTTACGATGAACAAGCGTGGGGTGGTCGCCGTGGAGGCGGGAAAACGGCGGCCCTGATCGCCTGGATGACTATGGGCGACTGGTCGCTGCCCGACGATGACCCCGCGCGCCTCTCGTTTCTCAACGACTCCTCCTACCGCGGACTGCTTCTGCGCGAATCGTACCAGGATATGGCGGAATTCGTCGAAGAAGCGAAGGCGTTTTACAAGGTTTTCGGCGGCAAGGCGACCGACGATCCCACGCATATCGACTTTAAGTCCGGGGCGCGGATTTACTTCAATCATTTGCAGTCAGAGGACGCTTTCAACAAATACAAGGGCTGGAATATCACCCGGATTGGCATCGAGGAACTGACGCAGATCAAAACACAGCGCCAATACTTGCGGCTTCAGGGTTCGTTGCGATCGACTGAGCGGGTGCGTGGCGGGAAGACGTTTCCGCCTCTGCGCACCCTGATCGTTGGCACCACGAATCCTGACGGACCCGGCGCTTTTTGGGTAAAAGCGCGTTTCGTTTCGGTGCTTGACAACTATGGCAAGCGGATTCCTCCCAATACGCCCATTCTTGACCCGATTAGTGGCCTGAAGTCGATTTTCATTCCGTTCCCGATCGACGCCAACCCGTATTACGCCGAAAACACGACTGCCGGACGGAGTTACCGGGCGCGGCTCATGGCTCAAGACGAAGTGACCCGTCGTCAGTGGGTAGAGGGCGACTGGGATGTGGGTAGCGGCCAGTTTTTCTGTTGCGATAATGAAACGGATTTTCTTACGATTGATGGGTTTAAGCGGGTAGAAGAGATAAAGCTTGGAGAGTTGATCGCTACCCGGGGTCCGTCTGGCCGCGTAGAATATGCCCCATGTGAAAAAATAACGAGAGAACGCTATGAGGGGGATTTGCTTTATCACGAATCTTCTCATGTGAATTTTGCGGTTACTCCAAACCATAACATGTTCATGGCCGTGGATAATCGCGATATGAAGAAGGGTCCATTTAGCTTCCGTCGTGCCGATAGCCTTCCATCGTCCAGTTTTCATTTGATCGCCTCCACCGGATTTGATGGAATACAGGCACCGGAGACTATTTCATTCTCCGGGACGGTTGAGAATGAACACAACTCTCAAGTTTGCGTTTGCCCAGTTTGCAACTGCTCTTACGAGACAAAGGGCCATCGGCTTCGACATCGTAGGGGAACGACCTGTTCAAGGAAGTGCTCTTATGTCTTTAGGGCAGGGATCTACGGTAGGGCGGCGGTGGCCACGATAACAAAAGAGGCTCCTGCGTCTTTCAAAACCAAAACACTTACGTTTGAAATGGGAGACTGGCTTGAGTTTTTTGGATGGTTCATCTCAGAAGGGTGCGTGGACAAGAAGGCAGGAGTTGTTCAGATAGCCCAAAAGAAGCATATTGAACGCGTTGAAAGGATCAAAGAGCTTCTTATCCGGATGGGTTTCACCGGGAACCATCATGGAAATGGATTTAAGATTTCCTCTAAGATTTTGTCGAGGGTTCTTTCGGTTTTTGGGAAGTCCCACCAAAAGTACATCCCAAGGGAGTATTTGCAGTATGGCGGTGGACACCTTAGAAGGCTTTACGATGGGCTAGTGCTAGGGGATGGGTTTGAGACGCAGAGTGGGGGTAATGCTTATTACACTGTCTCTAAGCAGTTAGCCAACGACGTGCAGGAAATCGCCCTTAAGCTCGGGATGCGTGCGACTATCTCAGAACGTAAGCAAAGCATGGGCTGCGACGTGGGCTATTATGTTGGGATCTACGCTCCAGGGCACAGCATGATTCGTGTTCTTCGTTCAAAAATTCAAAGACGCCCGTATTCTGGCTACGTTGGTTGCGTGACGGTTAGGCCACACCATACGATCATGATTCGGAGGCGCGGCTGTATTATGTGGACTGGAAACAGCGATTATAGACCAGATGGTCCGATTGGCGAAGAAGAAAAGCGGTTATACCCTTGGGCGCGGCATCTGGTGGCTCCCGTGCCCTTGCGCCCGTGGTGGTATCGCTGGGGAAGCGGTGACTGGGGCTACGACCACCCGGCAGCGTACCATAAGGCTGTTCGCAACGAGGCTGACGGGCGAATCCACGTCTATGACGAGCTTCAGGTGCGCAACATCGGCTCCTTCGAGCAGGGAGCGATGCTGGCCCGTTGGTGGCATGCGGATCTATTGGCGCTCCAGGAGGCGGGGCGAGAACCGGTGGTTGTCGTCTACATGGGCGCGGACGTGTTTGACAAAGGCGACGCCGTGCGCACTAAAGCCGAGTCCCTTGCCGCCGGGATTCGGGAGGTGCTTGGGCCATATGGGGCGCTGTTGCTCAAGTATAACGAGGATGAGCAGGCCGCGATGCTACGAGACAAGCAACGGGCTCAGGCAATGTTCGAGCGGCGCAAGAAGGAAGTTCAGGGCCATATCGCCATCGCTGTGAAGCCGGTTTACTTCAAACGGACAGACGCGTGGGATTACGTGCGCGACCTACTGCGGTTTCGGCCGGCGATGCTCGCGTTCTCGAACCAGGAAGAAAGAGAGCGGTACCTGCGCGAGGTGCTGGCGACCGAGGGACGGGAATCATATGAGCGGATTGCCACCGAGTTGGCGCGCGTAAAGCCCGAAGTCCTGCCGAAACTCGTGCTCTGGGACTGCTGCCGGGAAGCTGATCGCGGATTGCGGGTGGCGCAACGGGATTTGCGTAACGAGGGCGATCCGTCGAAAGAGTCCCGCTCCGAGGATGTTCTGAAGTTCAATGCGGTAGATGGGGTGGGTGGCGACGATGCGCTGGAGTCGCTGCGAAACTGTGCAATTGCATACAAGGAGATTCAGGCGCAGGTGCCGCTTTCGTACTTCGTCTCCGATCGCGTCCAGGAAGCGGTGGATGCGAGTCTGCGCGATACGGGGCAGGCGCTTAATGACCCGACGCGGCTGGCGATGATCTCGCGGCAGGCGACGGCAAATTACGGCAAGCTCCATGCTCCAGCCAAGGCGCAGCTCTATCTGCCGCGGGCTTCGTCGCAGAGACATCGGCGCAACCCGTGAGCCAACCGCCATCGTAACCCGTAGTAGACTGGGGACGAGGTGCCCATGCCCCCTGCCCTGCCCTTCGCGAAGAAATCAAAACTCCCTATCCCCGATCTTGGCGCTCCCAGCGACCTGGGCGCTCCTCCGCCGGGAGGGCCTGGCGGTCCTCCTTCTCCTCCCGATAACCAGGTTCCTCCCGGCGCCTCCGACGGCAGCGAAGGGATTACGCTCCAGGATATGGGTTTTCGCGATGGAAGCGAGACGTGCTCCCGTTGCCAGTACTACGATCTCCAAGGTAACGCCTGTCAGAAGGCGACTGCGGGCGATACGAGCATTGGCGACAACCCCGATGGCGCGGGGTGTCATGCGTTCAAGAGCAGCGATAATGGCCAGCCAACGGGAGACGCGCAAATGCCCGGAAGCCAGCCGGGTAGTGCCGGTGGCGCCCCTCCCATGTGCGAAGGCGGCTACGGAGGTCGCCGGTGAGGGGATGGTTGGCGCGGCTGGTTGACCGAGCGCTGTGGGCACCTGGAGAGCCGCAATCCCAGGAACCGCAGTTCTGGGGACGCCGGTATTCTAAAGCGCATTGGTTCTTCTTGGGCGTGAAAAGCTCAATCAAGCGGAGAATCATGGTGGCGCGGTACGGAGAGCGGGAGTGGGATGAGATGTGCGCAATGCGGCGCTTGGAATTACAGAACTGGATGGCCGAGCATGTTCGCCCGTGGGATCAGGCCGTGTTTGCTGAGATAAACGCTAAGATAAACGCTGAGATAAACAAGGAACTCGGGGTGAAAGGTGATTAAGGATTGGCTGGCACGGACACTGTGCCACGATCTGCTCGCCGAGGTGGAGACCCTGCGCGCCGCCAACCGTCAGCTTCTTACCGACAACGCTCGGCTGGAGGATCGGGTGGAGGCGGCCAGTGAAGACCGGAATCGCCTATGGGCTGCCATGCAGGAAGCGCTCGATGGGGAGCGGACAGCGCTTCATACTCAGATCAACCATCTTGTCCAGCGCTCGGGCGGCGGTATCCCATACCCCGAGGCGCATACGCTTCCAGCGGCCACCGTGCCCCGCGAACAGAGCACCGCGCCAATCTCGCGGGCGATGATGCCGGGCGAGGCGGTCGCGCGGCAGACAGCGAAGTTCGTTGAGGAGTACGTGGCTAACCGGCCTAGGGGGTAGAACATGCAGATCGTCGGTCCAGCCCCCGAGGCCCTCTCGAACGAGCAGATTATCAAGCGGTACGACTCGGCCATTACCGAAGTAATCAAGGCCGGAACCGATCCGCAGTTCGACTACGAGCGCACGATTCTGCTCAACAGTGCCCGGTTGGCGTGGATGTTCGTCAAGGGCCAGCACTTCAACGTACCAGGCCAGGTGACGACCCCGTTTGGCGAGATCATTGACTATCAGCCCTTCGACATCACCAACGGTTCCGATGAGACTGGGCCGGATGTGCGCTTGTGCCCCCCAATTAACGTTCTGGGCGGTGATCTGTTCAAGTTCATGTCCATCATGGGAGCCACCGCTCCCCGCGTGCGCGCCGTTGCCGACGATCAGATGGACCCGGACTCGCTGGACACGGCGCACAATGCCGATGTGCAGATTCGGGACATCTGGGCCAAGAACAAGATCGATAAGAAGTGGAAGGCGCTGGCATTCCACCAGTACACGACGGGACCGTGCTATCTGCGCGGGGTGTGGAATACGGACGCTCGCAAGTACGGGCAGACCACTGAGCCGCAGATCGAGGTGAGCGCGGGTCCCGACGGCTCCCCTGTGCCGCAAGTGGTGGGTCAGCAGACGTACTCCAACGGCGACGCTGAACTGCGCACATACTCGGTGCTCGAAGTGGCGCATGACTACGACGCCAAGGAGCTGGAGGAGTGCGGATTCTTCAAACTCGAACTGATGCGGTCGAAGTGGGACATTATCGCCGAGTATCCAGGCAAGGGTGAAGACGAAGACGGTAATCCGTTGCCGGGTCCGTTCGACCAGTATCGGCTGAACGATATACCGGATGATGAAAGGACGGCCAGCTCGATAACTGCCGCTGAGGCCGTGGACGCCGTCGCCGTTCCCTCGGGCAACGGCCGTACCCAGCGTCCTGGCTATTGGCGTTGGACCGAGCGCTGGCTGAGTCCGCGGCTGTTTGAGGCGATTACCGATCCCGAGGCGCGTAAGGTGTTCAAGGAGCACTTCTCACGTGGGCTGTATGTCGCCAAAGCGGGATCGAAAACGGCAGAGATCGACGAGCGATTTGTCACCGACGAATGGGCCGTGTGCCGCGTAGGCCACGGAGAGAAGATCCTGGAGCGCCCGATCGCCGCCGATGGATTGCCTATCCAGCGGGCGCTGAACGATCTGTTTGGGATGGCGATTGAGACCGTGTTGCGAGCCATCACCAAGACCATCGTCGATTCTCAGCTTATCGACCGCGAGTCCTGGAACCAAAACGAGGCGGTGCCGGCCGAGATCCTGCTGACCGCGATGCCGGTAGACGGCGATCTGACGAAGCGGATTTTCCAGATACCGCCCACGAGGCTCTCCGATCAGACGGTGCCGCTGTGGCAGATGGCGCGTACCATCATGCAGGACATCACGGGGATCCGGCCGGAGTTGACGGGGGGCGGCCAGCCAACTCAGACTTATCGCGAGGCCAAGCAGCGCAAAGACCAGGCGATGTTGCAACTGGCCCCTCAAGCCGACGAGATGCGCTTCGCCGCTGCCGCCATCGCCGAGATCTTGGTGAAGCTGCGGGCGAAGTTTGGTAGCGGCACCGTGAAAGCGCAGCGGCAAGGCGCGTATGGAATCGAGACCGACGTCGCCGACATCGCAGCGCTCAAAGAAACCGGGTGGCATGCGGAGTCGGATGACAACTTCCCGATGACGCTTTCCGACCGGCGGGATGCGCTGTTCTCCATGCTCAAAGAGTTCCCGCCCGAGGTGCAAGCGGCACTCTCGCTCCTCGACCCCATCAACATCGGCGAGGTGATGGAGCTGGTCCAAGTGCCCGGCTTCGAGTCCGCCGTGGCCGACCAGAAGAACAAGACCCTGAACGACATTAAGCGGCTATTGCAGGAGCAGCCCATGCCCGGCGTGCCTGGACCGGGAGGCTTGCCTGGCCCACCTCAGCCCTCTATCCCGCCCGATTCATTCAACAACCATGCGCTTGTGTCGAACTTCCTCTCCAAGTGGCTCATCTCGCAGACCGGGCAGGAGGCGGCGTTGTCCAACCCCGCCGGGTTTGCGAACGTCAAGGCGTACTACACCGCCGAGATGGCGCTGGTCAATCCTCCGCTCCCACCACCGCCGCCGCCGGTGAAGGCGAGTCTGAGCGTTGCCGCCAAGCTGGAAGATATGCCCCAGCTTACTAACGAGATACTGGTAGGGGCGGGGTTGGCGTCAGCGGGACCACCTCCCGCCGCCCCGCCGCCTGCGCCTGCGCCGCCAGGGCTGGCCGCGCCTCATCCCGTGGGACCGGGACCGATGCCTCCGCCGATGCCCGTACCCGGTCCGCCGCCGGGGCCGCCTCCCGGTCCGCCGCCAACACCGCCGCAGTCGCCCTTGAACACGCCCGCCATCCAGGGGCCACAAGGTATCCCGATGATGATCTAAGAGTGTAAAGGTGTACAGTAAAGAGAGATTCTATGGCTACAACCCCTTCAGTGATCGAGTCCGGCGCTGAGTTGGCCGCCTCGGTCCCGAGCGACTTTTTTAACGACATCGGCGGCGAGGTCTCGGTGGGTGCCGAGGAAGCGCCGGAATCCGAATCCGGGGATGAGACGACGGGTGACGCCGCCATTGAGACGCTGGAGACGCCCGCCGCGGTAGAGGATGCCCCTCTGGAGCCGGTGGGGGCCGAGGAGCCGGTGGTAGAGGCGGTTGAAGAACCCACTCCCGCTGCCGCGCCCGAGAAGCCTGTCGCCGAGACCAAGCCCGGCGAGGAACTGCCCGAGGGCGTCGTCAAGGGCAAGGACCGTAACGGCAAAGAGGGGCTGTTCGTCGAACCCAAGCGTTGGGACACGGTGTACGGCAACCATAAACTCGTGCAGCAAACGAGCGAGTTGCTGGGCGAACCCGTCACCATGGAGGCGCTGCAACTGCGCAACGACGCTTACATGGCCCAGGAGCGGCTATACGCCGACTTGACCAGCGGCGATGTGCAGGCCCAGGGGAACGTGATCGGTTACATGCTTGACGAGATGGCCCGGGCGCGCGAGGCTGGCGAGATTAGGACCGATGCCGCTGTCCCGTTCGCGTCTACGTTTTACTCCACGATCAAGGAGAAGTCCCCAGACGCTTACGCCACCCTGAGATTCTCGGCTGCCAAGGACTTGATCTCCGAGATGTTCCGGGAGGCGAGTGCCAAGGGAGACGAACCGCTGTTTCTCTCCGCCCAGCACTTCGCCCGCGCTCTCGCCGGCTTCGACAAATCCGCCACCGATGTAGCGGCGATGCGCGAAGTCGCCAGCCGGGCGGGTCTGCCTTTCTACACCAAGGCCGAGATGGAGGGCCTGGGGCGCGGGGCCGATCCCCTCACCGCCCTCCGAGCCGAAAATGCAAGACTTTTAGAACAGGTAAACGGTCGCCAAACCACCAACCAAGCTGCACAGTTTGACCAATGGCACACCGCGACCCGCGCCCAAGTGAGTACCGCCGTCCTCGATGAAGCCGTGAAGCCTGCTCTCTCCACGGTCGAGGAGGCATGGAAGCCGTTCCCCGCCGATTATCAGCGTCTTGTAGTGGACCCTCTGCACAGAGAGGTTACCAAGACGCTGCGTGACGATAAGGGGTTCAGCGACAAGATTCAACTGCTGGATGCGCAAGCCCGGCGCGCCGCCTCTGCACAGAGACGTGAGCAAGTCGGCGCCCAGATCCGGCAGGCATATACCAATCGCGCGAAGCTGGCCGCGGACGCCGTCAAGGGTCCGATTCTCAGTTTTGCCGCGAAGTTCCTGAAAGAGCAGTCCCAGGGCAACAATGCGCGACGTGAAGCCGCGCAGGGACGCACCGCGCCGAAGGGTACTGCTAGCGCGCCACCCCGGTCGTTGATCCCAGGCGATCTGCCCCAGTTCTCGGGCGGCACCTTCGATCCAGCGATCGCGGCCAAGCAAGCGGCATTACTCATCGGTTAGCCGGTTGCACATAACAAAGGACTGTTATGGCCTCGAATACTCTGTGGCAACAGTCCGAGAAGGTGCGCACCAAGCTGTTCCCGAGCTGGTTTGCTCAGGACTTCAAGGTGCTCTCGGACTTCATCAATAAGGGCGAAGTCGAAATCGTTGGTGAACGCGACTATCGCATTCCGTACAAAAAGACCTTCGGCGGGCGCATGGGGCATTACGATCCCCAGCTCGGCGATATGGGGCGTGGCTCGTCTCCGACCGGTGACGTGATGTTGCAGAGCTTTTACTCTCTGCGACTGAATTTCGAGTTCGATCAGATGCAGATCAAGGCGACCACCAACAAGGGCGTCGCCATCCAGAACCCGTTCCTGCAATGTATCGCGGACGGCGTGAAGGAGTTTGAGCTGCTGTTCGACAAAGTGATCCACGGAAACGGGACCGCCACCCTCGCCGTGGCCAGTGCCCATTCCAGCTCGACCGGTGTAAGCGTTTACACTCTGACCAATGCTTTCGG